AGCCGCTTCGAACGGCTCGATGGGCTCGCCGGTCACCGGGTCGAGCGGGATGTCGATGCCCGTCACCCAGCGCTGCGGGAAGGCGGTGAACTCCTGCGCGAGCAGCCGGTGGAACGTCGTCTTGTTGATCCGGTCCTGAATGGGGATGATCGCCGCTATCTCCGAGGCGTAGCCGCCCACGAGGTCCGGCTGGCAACGGAACTGGACGAACGGCACTTGCTGGAGCGGGTTCGGCACGACCCAACCGCCGTCCTCGGCATCGTTGCGCAGGTCGAGGGCTTGGGTGTCGGTCGCGGCCACGACAGGGGAGTACGTGTCGGCTGCCTGCGTCTTGCCGGGGGAGACGAACCGGTACGCGGCCTCGTCGTCGTACATCGTGACGTAGGTCTTGCCGTCCCGTCCCTGCCAGACCTTGATCCCCGCGAGCGCCTTACCGGTGTCGGGGTCGTAGCGGACATGCACCTGCGTCGCCGGGTGGCCGATGATCCGGGGAGCCTTCTGGCCATCGAGCGGCTTGCCGATGGCGGCATACGCGACGCCGTGCTTCAGCGCCGAGACATGGATGTTGGCCGACTGGAAGTCGAGGTTGTTCGCCTGCCACCACTCCCACGCGGTCTTCTCGCGCTCGGTCTGCTTGGACGTGACGATGGACGCGATGTCGAGCCGTTCGGAGACGACATCGACCACGAGTTTCGACCAGTTGCTGATCGACATCGTGAGCATTTCGGCGTAAGCAGCCGTCAGCCGGGGCGGGTCCTTCGGCAGCGGGTGGTCGCCCGTGTAGTACCGGTCGTAGAGGTCGAAGTCGGCGCGCTCCTGCGCCCAGTCCTTCCACAGGCCCTTCACGAGGTCGCGGGCCTCGTCCTCGGTCAGTGCCACTTGCTCCTCCTCCTCAGCGGAAGCCGTAGACGGCGCGCTTCTTCACGGGGACAGCCCCGCGAGCGCGCCATGCACCGACCGCGAGGGCCGCAGCCACCACGCCGTCGATGCGCTTGCCGCCAGCCGCGCGAGTCGGCTTGACGGGTTTGATCAGGTCGGGGTTCTCCGTGGCGCGCTTGACCTCCACGGAGTCGAAGCACCAGCGGGCAACGGGGTTGTTGTGGTGGTGCCAGCCCTCGTTGGTGGTCAGGTTCATGAGTTCCGACATCGGCACGGTCATGCCGGAGAACGTGGGCTCGTTGGGGATCAGCGTCACGCCGCCGCCGAGGCTGGCCTCCAGCGCCTGACGGACCGGCTCACCTGACCACTTGTCGTAGGTGATTTCCCTTGTGTGGAAGGGCGATAGGTAGGTGGTGATGTCATCCACGAGCCGCGAGTAGTCGATGACCGCGCCGTCGTGCAGCGTCAGCCAGCCATCGCGGACCCACACCGAGGCCTGTCCGCTCGTGGCCTGATCGAGGCCGGGCAGCACGTCCTCGGGGAGCCAGAACCGGAAGATCACCTCGGCGGGATCGCCCTTGACCTTGGGCGGCAGCAGCGCGGCCATGGCGGTGAGGTCAGAGCGTGCCGAGAGGTCGAGCCCGACCCATGCCTCGCGACCGGCCCACTCGGCGGTGCGGTAGTCGGGCCGTAGCCACGGCTCGCCCTCGCACTGGTCGTACAGGTGCATCGGCATCCACCGTGTGGCTTGGTTGACCCACTGGTTGAGGCGGAACTGCCGAAACGCGTTCTCCTTGCTGGGATCGTTGCGCGCCTCCTCGGCCTCCTGCCGGAGTGCATTGATCGACAGGTAGTCCCCGAGCGCGGGGTTGGCCTGCGTCCAGCCCTTCTCGTCCCACGGGTCAGCGTCATGGGGCAGGTTGCGGATGTAGACGAACCGGTGCTTGGCGCGGTCCGGGTCGTCCTGCACCCGAACGCACTCGTTGTGCTCGTTGTGGGCGAACGAGGACAGGTCATCGCCTGCCGTGGTGGCGGCGACCATGAGCGGCTGCGTCCGAGCGCCCATCGCGGTGCGCATCGAGTTCCACAGGCGGTCATCGGGCTGGGCGATGATTTCGTCGAAGACGATGCCGTGCGGGTTCTGGCCGAGGTTGCCGAGGGCATCGCGGGCGACGGTGGTGTAGAACGAGCCGGTGCTGGCCACGATGATCCGCTTCGTGGACGACATGGTGCGCAGGCCGATCTTGCTGGCATTGCGCTGGATCACGGGCGAGAGCGAGCACATCCGCTCCGCAACGTCCCAGACGATTCGGGCTTGGTCCCGGTCGCGGGCCGCGCCGTAGATTTCCGCGCCCTCCTCGCCGTCCATGATGAGCAGGTAGAGGGCGATCCCGGCCAGCATCTCCGACTTGCCGTTCTTGCGGGCCACCTCGATCCAGCCCATGGTGTGGCTGCGGACGTAGGTGGCCGAGTCCTCGTCGTACCGGACGTTGCCGAACAGCGGCTCGATGATTCCCTCGCGCTGCCAGTCCGCGAGGATGAACGGCGTTCGTGCCCAGCGGCCCTTGGTGTGGACGAGCGCGGTGTGGAACCACAGCACGGCGTGTGTCGCCCGTGGCTCACAGCGGTGCTCGCCTCGCTCCTCGCACAACGGCAGCCGAGCCCAGCGACGGTGCTGGTTCTCTGTCCACGTCTCGTGGCAGATCGGCTCCTCAGCCGAAGAGGGCATCGCCGCCCTCGTTGCCGAGACCGTCCTCGCTCAACATCGTGGCCCGGATGGTCGAGCGGGACGAAGAGGTGCCGCCGAACTGCTGCGCGAGCGACTGCGCGACCTTCAGCGCGGCCTGCCACTCGCGACGGACCGTCAGGGCCTTGGGTCCACCGTTGGCCGGGTCGCGCTCCAGCAGCGGCGAGCGCAGCAGCGCCCGTCCGAGCCGTTCCGCGTCGACCATCGCCGTGCAGTACGAGTGGAACATCGCCTCATCGGAGCCGAGCAGCCATGGCCACTGCTCCAACGAGAAGGCGAACACCTGACGCCAGCGCACGGCCCACTCGTCGTCGCCGGTCGCCCATTCGGGCATGGTCGGCTTGACCTCGGGCGGGGTCGGCTCGTCGGTGTTGACCCGGCGAGGGTCGGTGATGCCCTTCAGCAACTTCAATGCCGTGGGCTCGGGGGCGGGTCCGCGCTCTCCCATGGGGTAGCCTCCTTGGGCTATGGGACGAATGAGACAAGACGAGACAGAAGCGCCGGAGCACGAGGAACTGCTCACACCGGCTGAGGTCGCCAAGATGTTCAACGTCGACCCCAAGACGGTCTCCCGCTGGGCGAACACGGGACGGCTCGGGTCGGTGCGCACGCCGGGCGGTCACCGTCGCTTCCGGGCGAGCGAAGTGCGCGGCCTGCTTAGATTCGACGCATGACGCCGACGAGCCTGACGTGTCCGACCTGTGGCGAGGGCGATGCCGTGCTCGGGGTCATCGAGCGGGGCACCTACGACGGTGTTCTGTACTGGGAGTGCGAGTCGTGCGGCACCCGATGGCACCGCTGGCCCGAGGAGCACTGGCTCCGCGCCCGTGCCGAGGAGCACGTCTCCGTGACCCAGCACCGCTATGACCCGGCCATCGCGAGGCACGACGCCGAGACCCGTGCCGCCGAGGAGACCACGGAGTGATGGGCAGGCACCGCTCGGGCATCTGCCCGAAGTGTCGTCACCGTGTCCTCGTGCGTGACCGGGTGCTAGTCGAGCACGAGCGCGAGGTGCCCGGATTCGCGGGCACGCGGCGACGATGCGAGGGCTCCGGGGGCAAGCCGGGCCGCGTCGTCTGGTGGCCGGAGCGGTGAGCGGGCAGATGCCGAGGACCACCCACTTCAACTACCGCGTCACCGTCCAGCGGATCGACGGCGAGGAGGACTGGGCGGTTCGCGAGTTGTACTACGACAGCAACGGCAACGTGGTGCTCTGGAGCAAGGACCCCATCGGCATGGCGGCTTCCACCTACCCCGAACTGGTCGCCGAACTCAACCGCTTCGTGGAGGCGATGGCCGAGCCCGTCTTCGACCTCGACGCTCAGGACTGGCGGCGAGGTGGCGACGTGGCATGATCTGGAGCCGGATCGTCGGGCGTCTTTCCATTCGAGCGGTTCAGCGCCCGGCGATCCACCAGAGCCCCGTAGAGCGCCGCTCCGGGGCGTTCCCCATCCGAGGTACCGGCGAGGCCCGACAGGGGCTCAGAACGGCGTCTGGCGGTCGTGGCGGGATACCTGCGGCCGGGGGCAAACGCTTGACCGGGGGTCCTCTGGCGCATGGCCCGATCTGAGCCCTCCCCACCCCTCCTATGCGCCCCTACGTGCCTTCCCATGGGACCTCGCGCGCGCGGGTCTCGGACGGGTCTGGCGGGTCGACCCCGGACGCGACGCGCGGCTGTCTGGCGCGGTTGTGTGACTGGCACGCACCGACGACACGCGAGCACGCGCGCGAGGTGTTCCATGGGTGGCCATGGGGGCGGGGGCGGGGGC